TGGGTTTAGTGGTGGCGCACACATGATCCGCTTCCTCCACCTTGTGTATTCTAATCCTGAGTTTTATTCTACGCTTGCTGGTCGTACCTCTGAACAATGGGCTAAGTTTGACGACATCTTCATGCGTGAGTACAAGCGTGATGCTAATGGCGACCGCATCTTTAGCCAAGATACAGGGTACGAGATTGAGACCAAGCGTACCTTCAAGCACAAGTTAGATAATAACCGCAATAGTGACCGCTATTCTGCGGTCAATACCAACAACTATGCAACACTAGAGATGCGTATCTTCCGAGGTTCCGTCAATAGTGACACTATCAAAGCCCAAATAGACTTAGCGCATGCCAGCGTTGAGTATACCCGTAATCTTACTGTTCAAGATGTAACGCAAGGTGCGCTGACATCTGATAACTTCATGTGGTACATCTTCGAGCATGAGTTACTGTACCCAGAACTTGTTGCCCGTATCGACAAAGTAATTACACCAACCCTACCCGTCGGGTTAGCCCGACAGAATGTGAGCATCTAGTGTGCCTACTCGTTGTTGCCTCGCCTAATTCCACGCCTCGTAAGAAGGACTTGGAATGTGCATCATGTAATAATCCGCATGGCTTTGGCTTTGCGGTAGTAACACCTAACGGCATAATCACAGGTCGTGGTATGTCTAGCAAGAAAATCATCAAGCAATTCCTAGAAGTACGCAAGCAGTATCCAGATAGTTACGCTATGTTCCATGCTCGCTATGCAACGCATGGTGTCAAGAATGAGGACAACTGTCACCCATTCAAGGTGCCGTATGATGCTACCTTTGCGCCAGATACTTACCTAGCGCACAATGGCATCCTTGACATCAACATCTCTGCTGGCGACCGCAGAAGTGACACGCGTATCTTTGCAGAGGATACCTTGCCTGCTATGGGTGGTGTCGCCGCATTAGATGACGACCATGTGTGGGCTATGGTTAGCAAGTGGGCATTAGGTAGCAAGATTGTTATCTTTACCCTTGACCCTGATGCTAAGGAGACTTGCTACATTATCAACGAGTCCTCTGGTTTCTGGGATAACGAAGGCATGTGGTGGTCTAACTCTACCTACAAGCAATCTACATGGAGTACTTACTTGGGTACACCCAGTAAAGCTTCTGCGTTATCTCTCAATGATAGTGGCTATGATGAAGAAGCGGACATCACATGCGCCCATTGTTTGACTATCAACTTCCAGAGTGAGAACGCTAACCCGTACTATTGCGAGATGTGCTTTACATGCTATGACTGTGACGGCATGTACCAAGACACTTGCCTATGCTGGACACCTGAGTCCGACCGATACGAATCTAGTAAGAAAGGTAATGCGTGGCGCTATGACAACTACTTCGGATTCTAGCGTCGGGTTAGCCCGACAGACAGACCCATTCGCAGGCATGTGGGTTGCTGGCTGGATAACTTCGACACAAACTGTTGACGGACTCGTACATTATGGTCCGTTCGACACCAAAGAACTTGCCCTAGAGTGGGGCAAGGAACTAGTAAATGTAGAGGTGTACAGAGTATTTGTACCCTCATGGAACGCAGGATAGGAGTATGATGACCACCGAACAGCGAGAACAATTGCGGGAAGTCTTGATTGATTACCTGCAATACTTAACATCAGAAACAGACATCCGTCTGGATAAAAAGATAGCACAAGTACGATTACTATTAAGGGAGGTAGCGTGAGTGGACCTTATGCCGTACCATACTGTGAGATATGTGAACAGTATAACTTTACATGTGAAGACTGTGGGCTATGCAAAGAATGTGACGAATGTGAGGGGGAACAATGAGTTACGAACCACCATTGAATGATGATGTATTCGAGTTAGATGATGATTACGAGGAACTCGATGAAGATGTACTTGACGACCTAGTAGACTATGACGGGGAACCAGATAGGATGTGGGGAGATGATTAGCCAACTGCGAGGGCTGTGTACCAATGATGAGAATCCAGACGCTTGGTTTCCTACTGTACCCAATGGCGGAAGACCTGACACGATACTGCGACGCATGGTGCCAGAGATTAAGTATGCTATGAACATGTGTGGCAGATGTCCCATTCAGGAGAAGTGCCTAGAGGAAGGCATGAAGCCTGAGAATCTAGCGTATGGTATTTGGGGTGGTACACTTGCTGGTCAAAGAATAGCGATGGCTAAGGAACAAGGGCTTGACTATCGAGTCGACCCCTATAACACAGGGCGAAAGGTTCGCTCTAGGTATAGTGACGAAGTAGGTCCAAGTCGTAAGGTTACTGCCGATGAAGAAGAAGCAGCGACCATGTTTGCGATAAGGATTAGACCTTACTTGGAGGCATGATGCAAAAGAAAATACTACTAGCAGTTGTAGTTGTAGGTCTGGTGGTCTACGCCATAGGTCATCGGGCTAGCCCGACAGAGAAACAGATTACCGAACGAGCATGGGTAGTTGAAGATAGCAAGGCTTACGCTAAAGATGTAGTGTTAGCGTGGGCAGACAATCAGTACGAGTGCTTAGATAAACTCTGGACACAGGAATCCAACTGGCGTTCAGAGGCGTACAACAAGGTAAAAGTAATGGGCAAGAATGCTGGTGGTATACCGCAGATACTAGGCTTAGACCCTACCATTCCTGCACCTTTGCAGATTGATAGAGGCTTCGCCTACATTATGCACAGATACGGCACACCATGCATGGCATGGAAATTTCATGAACGGAAAGGCTGGTACTAATGGCATCATACGAGTATGCGTGTAAAGCCGACGGCTCGACACAAACTATTCAGCGCGGAATGACGGAGGATGAAATCATCCCGTACTGTGATGTATGTAATGACTTAATGGCTAGAGTTTACAGTGCTCCACCAGTAAAATTCAATGGCTCTGGCTTCTATTCTACAGGAGGGTAAATGACCGATGAAGAGATGCAGAAATTACAAGACCAAATTGTTGAAGGTATCACGGAGTACTTTGAAAATTACGACTGGGACAAAGCATTCAGAAAATACATGGAGGGTCTATGAAAGACAGTAATTGGGACTTAGACTATAGGGCAGGACTAGAGGGTGAGAGCAAGGTCGCAGACTTGCTCCACCTAGACACAGTAGAAGTCAAGACCGACAAGAAGTGGGTCAAGACTGGCAATCTATACATTGAGACAGAGTGTTACTATCAGAACGAACAGGCGTGGAAACCATCTGGGATTCGCGTTAGTCAGGCTACGCATTGGGGATTCGTGCTTGAAGATTCGGTACTTATAGTTCCACTATTTAGACTCAAGGAAGTTATCTGGGAGGTCGGTAGACCAATCACCTGTGACATCCAACCTAATCCTTCAAGGGGATATTTGGTAAAACCAGCAGTAATCTTAGAGCACATGAGAACTGCACGCGCTAAAGAGATTGCTGCATACGAAGCATACGAGAACTATAACTCAGAACAGGACAAGATATCTGAGACTATTTATTAAGGTTATCTCGCCTGTACTTGTACCACTACTCATCGTCGGCTTCGCTTACTTGCTCTGGTTGTTCGTCGTCTATCTCAGTTACTGGCTTGCTGATATCCTTGTCTAGGAATGGCTTGTAACCACCGATACGATTGATTAACTTCTTGATAGCACGATTGTGGCGCATACGCGCTGCATCTTCACTACCTATCTCCATCTCTTTGGCGATAGCAGCATAGTCCAGGGACTCAGCATACTTGTAGAACAAGACAGTCTTATCGTCTTCGTTTAGCTTAACGTATGCTGCTTTAATTTCGACCATCATCGCCATCATGTTACCGCCCTCTGATGGTGCTGGTGGTCGCCCTGTTTTACCAAGGTTAAGTACAGGCATTACAGTAAAGTCATCACGCAAGATTGCAGGCAGTAGTGCCTCAACCATATCTGGTTCGTAGTAGAATAAATCTGATGTTTCATAGCCAACTGACTTGGCTTTCCAAGCCTGACAATAATCTAATGCTTGATTGCGAAGCGAACGATAGATTAGATTCTTAGCATCCTTATGTCCGATTGCTTCCCACTCATCTAACTTATTAGGATGCTTGAGGAACCATTCGTATAGTGATTGCTGTATATCTTCTCGCTCAACCATGTCATACTTCTTATGGTATTCATCAGAGACATGAGCGATTACGAAGTCCCAAGGTTCAATGCGGTCCCAAGGTAGCATCATTCTGACACCTTTGTCTTCATAAATAGAACCCAATGTGTTCCCATTCTCTTGCCTGATGGATGACCTAGCACTGCTTTGTAATCGGTGAGGGCTAGAATCTTTCTCAATGGGATTGATACCTCATTCCATTTGAAGATTAAAGTACCTTCATTCTTTAATACTCTAAAGCATTCAGCAAACCCTTGTCTGATATCGTCTTGCCATGTCTCATCATCAAGAACGCCATACTTTTTTCTCATCCAAGACTTTTCAGTTAGTTTCAACATGTGAGGTGGGTCGAACACTACGCATTGAAAAGACTCATCTGGATAAGGAATGTTTCTAAAATCCATTACCTCATCTGGCTTAATGTGGATAACCTGCCCGTTAGTAAGCAGGTGAGTCTCGTCCTCGCGTATGTCACCAAATAAAACTCGCTCATCTTTCTTATCGAAATAGAAAGAACGCATCGAAGATGCTGGGTCTAATATAAGTTTCATCGACCCCACACCTTACCTTCCACAATGAATGAACCATCTTTAGCGATTGGAATTGTTACTGGAACTACTGTCTTGCCATCTACATACAACATACCGAAGCCCTGTTGCCATGTGAACAGTCCACCCTTAATATATTTGGCTTCCTTGTACTTCATGAGGTTTCCAACTTCCATACCCCATACAGTCTGAGGTGTAGAGTTACCATACGATTGAGTATGATGTGATAAACCCATGCGGTGCGTGTGTCCACACACTACGGATTTACCCGTACGCATCGCTAAACCAAGGGCTGTAAGCCCGCCAATAGACTTCATAGAGCCTTCATCGCCATGCATAAGCAACCAGTTAGGTGCTAACTCATAAGGCTTCTCATGGTATGTAGCACCGATATCTGGTAGGCGTAAGAACTGTGGTAAGTCCAACTCGGGTAGCCCAAGTAACCCAGGAGCACGCATCATAACCGTGTTATACAATCGGTCCGTGTGGTTTGACCGAATGATATGCTTGACCTTGAGTGACTCGAGTACCCGAGTGGTCTCGTCCCTATCCCTACCAATAGAGCGTTCATACTCTAGTGGAGTTCCCTTTGACCATTTAGAAATAGTCTGCATATCCATTTCATCACCAACGGATACTACTTCGGTAGGCTTGTATGCCTTAATGAAAGCAGCAAGGTTAGCAACGGCACGCTTATCGTGATAAGGTATTTGCAAATCGGAGACGCAGACTATAGTTTTCATGGCTTCTTTTTAACCGCTTTCTTAGTAGTTTTCTTAGTAGTAGGCTTAGCACGTCGCTTATTTTCTAGTGCAACGTTGTCCTTCTTCTTAAGTACACGTAGGTTAGAGATGCGGTCGTCGCCTGCACGACCCTTGTTATTCTTGTGGTCTACTTCTGAGTCCTTAGGTAATGTCTTACCTGTAGCCTTTTCATAGTCAATGCGAGCCTTATTGCTAGAGGTAGTGACAGTAGTGCCGTCCTTTTTCTTACGCTTGAACACGTAGATTGGTCGTCCACCGTTCTGCTTGCTACCTTTGTATGGTCCGAATATCTTCATTCGCTATCCCATTGTCCTCTCAGTACTAGCAATCCGATGATTGCATAGTTTGCCATATCCTTGAAGGAGTCCTCAAGGGACTCATGTTCTGGTTTAGCACCGCTATCAACTAGGTTATTGATTCGTGCTAACTTGTCATGCATTCGTACACGCAGACCATTGAGTGGTCCACCTGGACTATCGCTAATGTTCTTTGGACCATAGTCGGCATGCTTCGATAGAAGCAAGTCGAACAACTCTGAGGTTGTATCGCCTAAGTCATTGACGAATTTATTATTTGCCATTGTCGTCTCCCTTGTCTAGTAGTTCTATTAATTCTTCATCTATGTCAGTCATATGCTCATGTATAATTGCATCCTCAACTAACTTCTTCATCAGACCAATGTCTGACTCCGCTGCATACAGCGTTCCGTATGTTAGTTGTACAATAGAACGTACTTCCTCTGGGTCATCTGCCTTGTCAAAGAGTTGACGTAGTAGGCTACCAACTAATAGTCTGTACCCATTAGGTAAGATTATCTCTGGATTGAATTCTTCTTCGCCGTTGTCCTCTATAAGATGGTCGGTTGCTTCGAAGATGTTATCGAAATGCTGTCCGCAAATCTTACATGGTGGAATGTCAATCAATGTTTAGTCCCATCTTTTCTTTAATGAAGCCCGCCCCATATTTAATATATGCTGAGTTAACATCCTCTCCGTCTCCGAAGGTAATGGTGGTGACTGGTAGTTCACGCGATAGGGACGCTGCAAATTCACGCCCTGGGGCATCACCGTCGGCGAAAACAAAGACACGTTCGAAATCCGCAAGGAGTCTTGTATAGTGTTTTTTCCAAGAGTTCGCTCCAGGAACGCCAACGCAGGGAATTCCAACCAAGCGAGACATAGTAAGCGTGTCCAACTCGCCCTCACAGACTCCAATCCAATCGCCAGCATACTCAATGTCAAGTACGTTGTACATGCGAGTGTCAGCACCAACCATACCCATATACTTCGGTTCAACGGCAGGATTAAGAGAGCGAAAACGCAAATCAACCACGCCAGTCTTCGTAATGTACGGAATACTGAGCCTTCCTGTGTACTGTTCATGTCCAGGTTCAGGCTCCTCTACTACGCCTAATCGCGCCAGACGCGCTGCTTCCTTTGTTATTCCCCTGCTTGCTAGGTAATCTTCCGCCAGAGAGATGCTTTCCGCGTACTTGCTGGTGGCTCTCCCCAGTAATTCCTTCTGCGATTGACTTTGCTTCACGTATATCGCACCTTTCTTGTTTAGCAATTATTTGAATGCTATTGCCTTGCATACCACACGCGAAGCAATTAAATATATTCTGTCTTGTATTGAAACTTGCACTTGCATGACTATCATTGTGGAACGGACACTTGATGTTGACTTGACCAGACGCTCGAGTAATGTTGGCACCGTAGTGCTTCAACACCGCTACTATGTCTGGTAAGTCATCCACCAAATACATCGCCCAACCTTAATACTAGATATGAATCTGCTATTGACTTGCCTCTTGCTTTGATTAGTACCGCGGGTAAGACTTGGCTTTTATCAAGTCCTCTTGCTTCCGCGTAGTGAACTGCCTCGAGTTGGGCTTCTTTGGTCCAACCACTAAGGTCAATGGCGTTGCCTGCACCTGGCGCTTTACATTCGATAACACCAATGCTTCCAAGGAAGTCTTTGCGGACAACAACGTCACCCTCATCTTTCGCACCTGTTCGAGCAAGTCGTTCACTATCGTATCCATTTGCTCTAAACCAGTCTCGGATGTCGGTTTCATACGTCGCACCTCTAGCCTTGTGACTCTTCCTTGTTGTCATCGTTATCCTCAAAGTTAGGTACTGCTACTGAATCGATTGCTGTGCGAAGCGCATTCTCAAAGTTAGATGTAATTGCATCTGCTGCATCTTGCCATCCTCGTAAGTATGCTTGTTCTTTTGATTCTCTTAAAGTGTCATCCATTAACATTGTTTCCCCTTATAATTTCAATCGCTTGGTTTCTGCCGTTAGTAATTCCCTCTATGTATGCGCTAGGTTTACCGCTACCCGTATCCCTCATCTTCTCATTTGGGATAAAGTAGCAAGCCTTCTCAATCTCTTGAGCAATCTTCTCTCGCAATTCCTGAATATGTATCTGTAATGTTTTTTCCATATCACACATTCTCTGGTATATCATCGATGTACATATATTCTGGGTTGAATGCTAGCCAAGTCATGAGCGTTCCGTTGGCATCTGCTCTTCCGTAGCGATTCTTGACTGATGCAACGCCCATTGATGTGCCAACAGTCCCGAGTGTACATATGAGCGCAGGGAGTTGAGAGACCTTTCCTTGAATTGCACTTCTTGGCTGGCAAGGATTGCCTGGAACTGCCTCCGAAGTGTGATGTAGTACAACAATCGCTGCATTAGTGTCTCTTGCAAGGAACTTCAACTCCTTCATAATCGCTCGCATAGATGCGAACTCTTCGCCTCCATCTGTGGCTACATCCATGAGGTTGTCCAAGACAATGAGAGACGGTGGGCAACCCCATAGTTCCTCAAATGCTTGGACTTCCTCATCGATGTCTTCTAATGTAGGTGACGATTCAAACGACCAGACTATATGATTTCCTCTTTGGAGGACTGCTTTAGTCCAACCAACATCAGTATTAAGTTTCTGTTCTACGTCTGACTGACTCTTCCCCGAAATCATTGATGCCAAACGCATAGCCATGGTGTGCGCATTGGTATCTGCTGAGATATACAATGTTGGCACATTAGTCTTGAGTGCAAGTGCTAGGGCTAGTGTAGATTTACCAGCCCCAGGAGCACCCGCAAACATAGAAACTTCTGAACGACGTATGATAATCTTGTTCTGTTCGAACGCCTTAAACGAACTAGGAAGGGGTTCCCCTCCAATGGAGGCTCTACCGACTGAACGTACTAGAGTTCTCATTGGACTCCCTTTCTAGTTAGTTAAAATGGAAATTGCTCTGGTACTAATTGACTGGCTTGCACTGGTCCGCGCCCTGAGGCATCGGACAGACCCACATCGCGTAAGGATTTCCCGTCTTGCTGGAGATTCCCGACTTGTACTTGCGAGGTCCGTGTTGGCACGTCGGTCCACCCTGTACGGGGGTTGGTGCTCCCATAGCGGACGGAGCCTGAGCCTGGGGTGGTGCGGAGGAGACTGGTGGCGGAGTGCCTTGAGTTGAAGGCGATGTCGCTAAAGGGGCTACCCCATGAGCACCGACTACCAAACGCTGCACCGCAGCAATCTGAGTTGAATAGTCGCCCATTGATTCCAATAGGACGCTCAATTCATCTGCTGTCTGTGCTCGTACGTTAATCATGTCACCCGCAGGTGTCTTGTAGGAGACTTGTAGTTTCCAATCTTCGGCCATTTATTTATCCTTCTTGATAGAGAATTGACAGTACTCGGTGAGACCACACATGTACTGGCAACTGTTTGTGTTGGGTAAGAATATCGCGCTCTTACGCGCTTTGTCAAATTGCGTGATTAGGTATTCCATCTTGTCGTACGTGTACTCAGACAGGTCTACCATCTCCGAGACATTACTGCCACGCGACATGTAGTAGGTTCCCCACTTGACATTGACACCGAAGGTCTGTTCAAGACCTAGTTTGTAAAAGCCAAGTTGTAGACTGCTAGTTGGTGTGTTCTGTGATGTCTTTAAGTCGACAATTACTAACTCCCCATTGACTTCAAATACGCGGTCAATAATCATCTTGACTGGAACACCAGCCACAACAGGAGTGAGCGCAAGTTCGATTCCTGGATTGCCATCTGGTGCTGTCCAGATTTTCCAGTTAGCATTAGCCTTGCGCCATGCGATGTAGGCTTCTACCCATTTAGGTCCAGCAGTTTGCCAGAATGTAATATCTTCCTTGTTGGGGTTAGCCTTGGTAGCGCGACCACCAACACGTGCATTGGTTAAGTCGGTGTCACCTTTGGACTCAAGCCATGCTTGGTCCCATAGTTGCTGAGTGCTCACATGTTCTCCTTGTCGTAGTTTTCACACGCTAGGTGGAACGCTGAACCGCCAACAGACCAGACGGATGGGGCTTCCTCCTTGTTGAGGAGTCTGCCGAGATAGTACTGATACCCACAAGTTAAGTAGGTTGTAAATGCAGAGTACGACATGTGCTCTGGTAAGGTATATTCTTCTAGTTCGATTGACATATATAGAATTATACACAGCAATTGGTAGACCGATGCTATCCAACGATTGGGTTATGGCTGTGTATACTTAGTTATGTAAGTAATTATATAAAGGCCTTCGGCCTTATAATATAATATATATTATATCTAAGGAGTACTATGTCCAATTTTCTAGAAGCAGCACTAGGTTCACTTGTTGGTATCACCGTATTCTATGCCTTAGAGGCAGCATACTACGACATCAAGGCACGAATCCGAGGAAAGCAATACACGCTATGGCTTGAAGAACTCGAAGAAGAGTATGAGCGTTAACCTTTAGAAACGACAAAAGAGCCCCTCGCCCTAGTATAATCACTAAGGTAAGGGGCTTTCTTGTCTTAAAACAGCCTTCTAAGGCTTATTTGGGCTACTTTTCGGAGCCTAGTCCGTATTCAGTTTCAGTCTTATCTAGTGCCTTGGCAGCAGGACCTGCTATGGAGGCAATTGCAATAGAGAACGCTGGGTCTAGCCCTAGTTCATTTGCTGCTAGGAAGGACAGGAATGATACAAGCACACCACGTAGGTATGACTTTAATACTGCTTTCTGCTTCTTGCTTAGTTTCATTTCTTCTCTTTCTTCTTTGGTAGGGGCTTTAGTCTGGATGCCGCTAACCTGGCTTGGTCAACAGTAGAGAACTTAGGCTTGTCTAGCCATGGGAACCATGGAGAGTCATCATTCCCACAGTTATCCTTGATTGATATATGTAAATGCTTGTTATGTGGATTGCTACCAGTATATGGCTTATCGCCTCTACCAGGAATCCAAATCTGACCCTTGAAGATTAGATACTTTACTCGCTTGTCTTTCTTGAGTTGCTCATAGATTTCATGGCAATCAATGTTGCGAGCAGGGTCATGGGTTAAGTCTACTGCAAGACCTGAGTTATGGTCTGAGTTGGGGTTCTGTGCCTGATGTGCTTTCGACGGCAGAAGTCCATCGGATGCTTTCGAACGCGATGGTGCTATCTTGGTGGCTTGGCGAAGGACAGCAATAGCGGCAGGTGTGGCTTTCTTGACAACAGGTTTCATTCATTCTTCCCTCTTTGTATCATCATCTGATAAAGGATTTCTACTTTTTCTTCAAGTCTAATAACCGAGTCCTTGAGGCTTGAGCCAGAGTTGGGCTTGAGTTCGTAGAGGTAGTGCTTAACTAACCAACGAACAGCCGTAGCAAAAGCACCAACAAGTGTACAGACAGAGATGGCTAATCCTAGCCATTGGGTAGCAGACATTACACAGTCCTAATCGTGATATCAATGACACCACCATAACCAGTGAATCCACGGTCTGGAGGTGTGAGGCGGGTGAATGAGATTTGTTCAATTACAGCCTGACGAGACTCACCTGTGGTTAAGTCCTGCCATGTTACAACGTCACCGTTTTCTTCAACGGATTCTAGTTGGTTAATTCTATCGAAGGCTCTGCCTTCATAGCCAACCTGTACATTGTATCGGTCTGTCTCCACGTCATAGCAATAGACGGGGAATCTCATAACTCGCTGGCGAGGAGTAGCAATAGTCGCTTTCGCCTGATAGCCCTTCATAACAGGACCTCTTGAAGCAGTAGTACCATCACGGTATAGGATAAACTTGTAAGCCAAGTACTCCTGTGCTTCCTGTGGATTAGATGTAGTTACTTCAACTGGTGGTACAGACGCGTCGTATGCGACTACATCGTACTCTGTTCCATCTGCTGTAACTGTTTCCAATGTCATTGAACCATAGTCGAAGTCACCACGTGCAACAAGACGCTTGAAGTTCTTAGGCTCTAGTGTGTTGTAGCGGATGTAACCTGTGGTTAGGTATCCACTTGGCATTAGTTCTGCTTCGTTTTCGTAGTATACATAACCTACTCCAGAAGTTGTGGCTGTAGTACAGAACATTAATTGGTCTGTTCCATCAGCAAATGCACACCCAGTAGTCTGATGTCCAGTTATACCACTAAAGTATAAGTCATTAGCATAGGCAAATCGTAGAGGTTCAACCTCAAGACTTAGGTCAATGCGGATAACCCCAGGTTCTCCAGCAACGCCAGTAGCGCACCATACGTAATGGTCACGGCTAGCAAAGTCATAGCAAGGCTGAGTTGTTTCCACGATAAGCGGACCATAAGATAGCGAACCATCTTGGTCTGATACTGTAGCCACACGGATACCCTTATTGGTTCCAATTATCATGTAACCTAAATAATAGTGAATCTTATGTACTATCTCACCAACTGGGAACTCTGCTGCAGTAATTGCAGATGTGAGTGTTGGCATTACGCCAGCAGTTGATAGTGTGAACTTAATGATTGTAGACTGGATACCATTGTATCCTGAAACATAGATAGCAGGACCTGAGGCTGCAACGCTAGTATAGATATGCGTTGTTGAAGGATGTGTGTATACTGGTGTTGGCATGAGTGCTGTTGTTGGAGCAAACTCATACACTTTGTTATCAGCACACAGAACAATACGCTCTTTCACGTATTCCATAGTTGCATTACTAATAACGCCAACTTCATCAAACATCTTGGTAACATCTGCAGTAGATGCAGAAGTACCAGTTAAAGGCTTCTTGTAGACAGTCTTCTTAGTAGCGGTATTAGTAATCCAATATGCAAAAGTTCCATCATCACAGATAGCATAGACTGGTGAATCAGCACCTGAGTTGTAATCAACAAAGTGAGTTACTGTTCCATCTGATGCAATCTTGTCAACATCATACTCATCTTGCAATAGTACACCAGATGTGTTGTTCCATTTAATAGAACGGATGTGCTGGTCTACTCGTAGATTGCTCTTGATTTGACCAGTAGTGTTATGCCCAGCATCTACATTGTTAAGTAGAGTTACCTGACCTTGCTCCCAGACATTAACGCCCTTGCTATCAGCATAGCGAAAATGTCCAGGAGAGTTAGGATTAGTCTGGGCTGGGTCGTAAAAAGTTATACCGTCCCCGCCATGAAAGGATTGCTGACTACGAATCCACCAACCAGTTAGTGATTGCTCACCTGGTTCAGTCTGGTTATCAAACTGTTCCTTACGGAATGGTGCAGTCTGTCGGATGTATGGACGCGCATCGCTAATTGCATAGATAAACGGCATACCTCCAATGGCTGTATCATACGCCACATCAGTATTCTGCCAGATAGATGTAGTAGAAACTACACCAACGTCAACGGCAATTGCCCGCGTTGCACGACCTTCGGTAATATCACGACCAGCCACGTAGACTCCTTAGCCTTGTTGTTGTTTTTCTTGCGCCTTTTGTTTAATCATATCTAATGTCCAGTACATATCATAGTAACCCACATCTAGCGAGAATCGCTTGATATGCTTTACTAATGCACCAGTGTGTGCATACAGCGGGATACCCGCCTCTTGCATCTTACGGAAGAAGACAATGTCTTCACCCACATACTTATCGCCAACATGTTCTAGTTCTGCAAACATTGATTGGTCAGGAAACTTCTCACGCATCTTTGGAATGATTGACTTGTGCATCAGCACGAATCCAAAACCTGCACTATCTACCTTGATAACTTCGTTATGTGGTAGTGGGTGTACATGTTGGATAGTCTGTTCATCTACATCAAAGAACAATGCAGGGTATGGCTTAGCCAATGTACCCTCATGCTCCTTAGAGATGAAGTAAGTTCCGCTTACGACTGGCTTGCCAATCTTGTCGGCAGCATCCCAAAGTTTAGCAACTACTTCCATGTTGACTACAATATCTGAGTCAATCCATAGAAGCCAGTCACTCTTGATGCTATCAGCCCAATAGTCAAACAGAACCTGGCGTTGTCTGCCAATCTGGTTGCCTTGCACTCGCATACTGTGGGTCAGTTCGATGCCGTTGTTGGAGCACTGTAGTGCTACGCTAACAACACCTTCTGTGAACTTACCATCGGTGTTACCGTTGTCACACCAGCCTATGGCTAGCGTTCCCTTATTTACTTTACTCATAGTGTCCCCTAAGTTATAGGCATTGATAGCCTATCTACATTGTACCATACTATTTTTATAGCGCAAGTTTTTAATAGAGCAGTTTAGACCCGTGCTCAGGGGTAATAACTTATTTCTTATTCAGTTACTTCAACATAAACAGCACTGCAAACATCACAATTTGTATACCATTGTGGGTCAGTTACTTGACGATGTTCAAGGTAATCCTTTTCACATCCGTTGCATTTGTATTTGTATGTAGGCATACCTACTCCTATCTGTATTCTTTGTTAACTCGGAACATTGTTTTATATCGGTCAAAAAACTTTGTATTTAATTTAGCAACAATTGAATTTATTTCAATTGCTTCTGTTTGCCCACCAATTTTCATTTCCCAAGACTCACGCTTAATAGGAATAACTTGAGCAATTGGCGTTCCTTGAGGAATTAAACCTTCAAATGTTACATCATTTAATACAAATGGAAAATTAACATTTGCTGTGTAAGTGTCTGTATCTACAATTCCTGGAAGAATTGTAAATGGTGATTCCCTATGCATAGGTTGAACAAACAAAGTTGAATAACCTTTAGGAGTTTTAATTGCCCAAGGGTTAATCCATTTAGGATAAGCCATATGCCCATTGCGATTAGGATGTTCGGGTGCTTGTTCTACTGGATGAAACTGAACAAGTCCGTGACTTGCCCATTCATAGTAAGGAAACTTATTACCTTGTTCATCTTCTTTTTGTGATACATATACATCTGCTGGCAATGTAATAATATATCCCGCAGCAATTGCATCAAAGACTGGCATACAACGTTTTATAGTTGCGCTTGAACTACCTTGACCAGTTGGTTTTTTTTCACCAGATATATATGATTCTAATTTTTTATACCATTCGGGTACAAACTGTGAGGCTGGTTTAGGGACTTCGTGGTCAGGCATTGTACCCGTTGGGGTAAAAATTATGTCAGGCATTATTCAGTTGGTTCTGGAAAAGTAAAATTACCATTCTCGTACTGCCACCAAATTCCAACGTGGTCTGGAAGTTCAACGCATTGCTGTTCAGTTGCTTGAATTGCATCTTCTAGTGAGTCAGCAATGATTGCCTGTGTTATTGTAGTGCCATTAATTACACCATATTTAGGCATTTGTTTCTCCTTCAAAATAGAATTTATTATTTTTATATTTCATACCTATTTCAGCAGGACTATTATCCATTGTCATTAAAACAAATTGATAGTCATTACTCAAATAAGTTTGTTGTGATAATGGAGATACAACATTATTTGTATCTCCAAAACCACAATCAATAACAATGTCATTATTTAATACAGCATAAAGTATATTGTCTGGTAATGTCATATCTTAATAGTATAGGATAATTGCGCCATTACCACCAGCGCCACCTGCTGAAACAAGAGAAGTGTTAGAGTTGTTAAATCCACCGCCACCGCCACCGCCTCCTCCAGCACCGCCATTGCCACCATTAGGAGCAATATTTGCTGTGTTTGCTGAACTTCCTGCACCACCTGCACCAAGCCAACCAGCACCACCACCACCGCCGCCTGGACCAATGTTAGTTCCAGCGCCGCCTGCTCCACCAGCATAATTTGGTGTGCTTGCTCCTGCAGCGCCTATAGTAGTAGAGTCAACTGCTGCAGCACCCGCACCAGCAATTGCTGCTCGCAAAGGTCTATAAGAGTTAGTCGGGTTTGATGCTGGTCCATAAGGAAATTCTCCACCCATTTTGGGAATAGCATACGGTTGAATTAAATTGTAAATAGCGTGTCCGTGTGTATTTATATTTTCGTAAATTTCTTTAGAAGCAGCAGTAGGTCCTGCAGACTTTGCAAAATCTATTCCAACATTTCCAGCACCATTTTGTGATGAAACTGTTCCAGTATTAATAGTTGTAAGACCATTTGTTATATTGTAAGTAACACCATAACCAGGTGTGCCACCACCGTTTGCTTGTATTACGCTATATCTTGAATCGCCGCCCCTGGTTCCATTGTGAGTACCAGTAGTTGTGTTAATTATATTTGACTGACTTCCCCCTGCGCCAACTACTGCAACAGCACTAGATGGAACTAAACCAAAACCAGCACCGCCTGCTCCTCCGCCACCGCCACCGTTAAAGGTACCTACGCCAGCCCCGCCTGCTCCTCCACCGCCAATAACTAAAGCATATACCCAGTTTCTACCAGTAGAAATGTTATTAGATGAAGATGTAATTGTTTGTTGTGCTGACATATTGGTTGGATTAAATGATGTACCAACTGCTGCTGCAATAGAAGCATTTGTTGGTACGGCAGCAGCAACTGCTGTTGCAATACTTGAGTTAGTAGGAACTGCTGCTGCAATAGATGAGTTAGTAGGTACAGCAGCGGCTACCGCTGTAGCAATGTCTGTATTTTGAGGACCAACCCCAGGGATTCTATCAATAGCCATTAGGAAATCTCCACTCCGCTGATGTGAAAGTTAACAGTAGTAGCGGATGCTCCGCCTTGAATTGTTTGAGTAGCATTAATAACCTGTTTAATGTCAAGTGTGACAATAGAGTCAGCACCAATTGCTACAGTATCTGCAAGTTTTGTACCATTAAGCGCTAAGTCAAAAGTTGCTGCTGTTGCTGCTGTATTAACAATAACAATGTTAGTAACAACTGCTGTAGTTGCAGAAGGTACTGTATACAAAGTTGTAGTTAGTGTTGTTGTTGCTGCTCCTCGGAACAGCGCTTTAGTTGTTGTAGCCATTAGTTACTACCCTTTCGTTTAGAGAGCACCCATAAGTATGAGTGTTAGTTCATCAATTAAACTTCCTGGTCCACCTGCAGCAGATAAGTTAATATCACCTGATGCCGTAACTGTTCCAGTTAATGTTGGTGCTGTTAAAGTTAAACCAGCAATTGTTCCTACTGTTGCTCCAGAATTAATTACGGTTGAACCTAATGTTGGTGCTGAATAACCAGCAACTGATGCCCATTGAGTTCCAGTACCAGTTGATTGCAGATACTGACCATTGGTTCCAGATGATGCTGCTGCGGTTAATGTACCAGTAAGCGTACCGTTATTTAATGTTAAAGCACTAACACTTGATATTGTTGTGCCAGAAGTAAGAACGGTGCTACCAAGAGTAGGTGCTGAGTAAACACTAGTTGTAGCAATTTGCACCCATGCAGACCCTGACCATACATACATATTATTAAGTGTTGAGTTCCAGTAGATAGCACCTACAAGAAGTGTATTGCCATCATTGTCTACTGTTGGGGCAGATGCCTTGCTACCAAGGTATCGGTCATCAAAGTTATCATAAGTTGTAGCAGCATCAGATGCGCTAGTAGCAGCAGAAGATGCTGATGTAGCAGCAGATGAAGCAGAAGTGGCAGCACTTGTAGCACTGGTTGCTGCAGCAGTTGCTGAGTTAGCAGAAGCAGTTGCATACCCTGCAATTGTTGCTACTGAGTTAGCAGCAGTTGTTGCTGATGCCGCTGCAAGGTTTGCATTATACTTTGCAGAGTAATCTGAGCCAGATACGGGTGTTACTAGTTGAGTTGCCCAAGCCTGTGCATTTGTTGCACTCGCTGCTGAACTAGTTGCACTAGTTGCTGCTGCCGTGGCAGAGGCTGCTGCAGATGTCGCAGAAGTCGCTGCTGCTGTTGCTGAACTTGCTGAGGCTGTAGCAGATGCCGCCGCTGCAGTTGCACTGGCTGCTGCGCTTGTAGCGCTTGTAGCAGCCGATGTAGCAGAGGTAGCAGCACTTGCTGCTGATGTGGCTGCTGCTGTGGCAGAGCCAAGAATACTATCTACATAGTCTTTAGGTGTAGCAGAAGATGCTGACATACCTGCTGAGGATAGACCAGTGATGACTGGTGAGCCTGAGATAGTCGGGCTAGTTAAAGTTTTGTTTGTAAGAGTCTGTACTGCTGTAGCAACTACTACTGTGCCTGTTGTATTAGGTAACGTAAGTGTATTGTCCTGTGTAGGGTCAACCACTGTTAAGGTAGTTTCAAAGGCATCGGGTGTAGCACCTTCGAAGACAATACTTGCATCTACATTTGTACCCGAGATAGTAGGGTTAGTGATTGTAGGGCTTGTGAGAGTTTTATTAGTTAGGGTTTGAGTGTCGATAGTTCCGACTACAGAAGATGAGTTTGAGATGCCGTGTACCCCTGTAGAAGCCTCGATGTGGGTATTGGCTTCACGGTAATCACGACCAATAGCCATGTGGCGAACAACAGCACCAGCAGAGTGAGCCTGGGCTGAGGAGCCATCAATGGCTCGGGTAATCGTAAAGGTATTTGTTGATACCGCCGTGGCATCTACAATTTCTTCAATTGCTGTATCTGGGTCGATAACAATTGTAAAGGTTGTACCCGCAGGAATAGTCACGCCACCAAGGAGTGCAGAACCTGATACAACAACCATAGAGGTAGCACCAGAAGTAACCGCACCTGTTAGGGTGGACTGCTGAGAGCGAGAGGAGTAATTTCTAGTTGTCATTTATATTCCTATCGAGTATAATGAATTCGTGGCGGATATGCGTTTTGCAGAGTTGCTACTTCCTCGTTCAAGCGTTGTGAGTAAAGAGCAAAGAGTTGCTTTGTTGCTGATGCGCTCGCACCGTATGGGCGCTTGCCATCTGTTTCGTCCGCCTGTGGGCTAATCTGACCTGCACGTGCTGGGTCAAGGTAAGCCAACAATCTATATGATGTACCTAGAATCACAATGTCTCTTGCTGACTCAGGATATCCTGTAGTAGTTGTAAAGACATCTGTATCATTTTCCATTGCTGTAGGAGGTGTAGCATACATTACTTTTACTGTACGCCCTGGAGTAATCCAGTCATAAATAGTTACAGTCTGCGAGTTTGAACCCCATGTGCTAACATCTGCTAGTGGGTCGAAGTCCCAACGCTTGATACGAATCCACTCCTTAGAAGGACCTGTATCCTGCCATGACATAGTGAGGATATTCTCAATTGCAAGATTCTCAAACTCATATGTATTAACTGCAGCGTTGAATGTGAAAGTAGTTTGTTTAATAGATAACAGGCTTGCACCCATTGCACGAATAGTATCGTTGATAGCCTTCTTAATTACATAGCGTGGGAAGATAGGTGAGATAGTTACCTTAGCGTCAGCAGCATGTGTAGCCGCGACTGTGCCTAAGTATCCACGCCCATATGGTGAGACGGTTGCTGTATTGCTAACGCGGTCAAATGAATCGACCCACATTAGTTCTTCGTCAACCTCAAGGATACCCTTACCTACGTTACTTGTATCTCCAAGAGATAGGATAGTAGGTGCTGTGCTTGGTGAAGTTAATGTTGTGACTGCGCTTCTGAGATAGGTAGAGCGGTCCTGTTGATATGTATAACCTGAAAGGTTAATAAGGACTTCATCAATCATCTGTGCTAATGTTGTCATAGGTTTATGCTCCTTAACGCAACAACGGCTGATAGTCCAGTAGTTCCCGCTAATTCATTGCAGACAGCATTTACCATCTTGTAATCTTTAGGCTGACGGCTTGCGCTGGCTTTAATATTAAGTGCAGCAACAATTCCTAAACCACTAGTCGATGCATAAGCATTGGCTGCGCCTTGCTCAGACTTGTATGCTGTTGGTGCTGGATATGTTCCACCATTTGCAAGACGATTTAACTCGTCAGCAAATGTGCTACCTGCTTCTCCTGTTGCCATTATCTAAACCTCGCAGCCTTCTTTGCTATTGACTTTGGTTGTTTCACAAACTGTTTACCCTTGGCGTTGCCTTTGGCTTTAGCCTTATTGGTGGCAGACTTTTCTGCTGGGCTTAATGCAGCCCATGCTGCTTCTGGTAAATATCTTTTTTTACCTTTAGATGGCTTACCATCTGAGGTTTTCCACTTCTGTGCAGTCCACTTCTTAAGAGACTGTTGAGATTTTGCAAGTGCCATTACTTGTAACCTCCGCCTGCCTTTTTGTACTGTACTGCTAGTAGTTGGGCTTTGCGTGCTGACCATTCACCAGGGTCTCCACCCTTAGAACCAGCCTTAATCTTCTTAAACAATGAAGCACGCATAGTAGGCTTAGTATAATTACCAGCAGCATTGACTTTAGACTTAGCCTTTTTCTTTGCTACCATTTAACTTTATCCGCCCAATACGCAGCACTCATCTTACCTTTAGCAATGTTCTTTGCATGACGTGCCTTGAAAGACTTCTGGCGGGCAGTTGGTTGCCTATCGCCAGTAACGCCCTGCTGACCAAAGCGAATAGTCTTGACCTTGTCTCCTTCTTTAGCCACAACAACGTGTGACTTCTTAGGGTGACTTGGTGTACGCTTAGGCTTGTTAAAGCCTGATACTCCTGCTCGCTTTAGTCTTGGGTCCATTACTTTTTCTTCGCTTTCTTAACAGTCTTTTTTGGTTTTGACTTGCCTGCCTCAGACATAGCAATTGCAATAGCCTGCTTAGGGTTTCTAACAACCTTACCACCCTTACCAGAGTGTAGTGTTCCCCGCTTAAACTCGCCCATTACTTTCTGAACTTTGCTTTTCATTACTTCTTGGCTTTCTTAGCCTTAGCCAATTTTGCTTCGTTTTGTCTACGAGCGCTGTCGGCAGTTGATGCACGAACTGGTGATGGATATACCATTGTGCCATACTCTTTTTGAAAAATCTTTAGCATTGCTGCATCTTGTGGTGTCATCTTTGGCATTTACTTTTTCTTCGCCTTCTTCTTGATGGCTTTCTTCATTGGCTTGCCAGTTTTCTTAGCCTCAGCCTTTGCCATTGCCATGCCCTTTGCTGTGTATGCAAATTCTTTCATTCCTACTTTTGGCATTACTTCTTTTTGCCCATCTTCTTCATGACCATCTTCTTAGCGACAGCCTTCTTAGCAACCTTCTTAGCGGCCTTCTTTGGTCCGTATTCCATCATACGTTCCTTCTTGCCTTCGCCCTTTTCGTGCATCTTCATGGCTGCCATTGACTTGTACTTCTCACCTTTTGCTGACATTATACTTGTCCTATCTCTTTCATTACCGCTGCGGTTGATTGATTTATGTGTTTTGCATCTGGCATTGAATTAGCATCATAAGGCTTATTCAATACTTCGGAGGCTCTTTCTGCCTCACGAATCTTTTCCATTGAAGTCCCACCAGGTTTAATTCCCTGTGACTTAGCGTTAGCATATGCAGATAGTTCATTTTCAAAACGCTTGCGTGGTGCATTACGCTGGCTATTGGCATCTCCAGTATTCATCTGGAGTCCTCTAGCCTTGCATCCAAAGCAATCAGGACCACATGTAGTGTGGTCTATAAAGATATCATTTTCATCAGGAAAAGGTTCAGTTGATGTAGCATCACAATAGACACATCCGTATAGTGCGGAGTATGGAATCATATCTCCATCAACTAACTTGTATGCCCATTCAAGAACTTTGCTTGCGTGTTCGTGTCCCATATATCCCCTATATTGCTGTAAAGTTAGCGGTAGTCACTCCAACGTTTCCGTTGATAAGTGCCTCTCGAGTTGCCTCATCTACTGTGTACTTGCTTCCACCAAGGTATACTTCCTGGTATGTTTCTAGGTCAGAATCTAGTGGATATCGCACTTGACGATAAACTCCATTGACTTTGATGACACTTATACCGCGTGTTAACTTGTAAAATGTAAAGAGTCGCTGAACTCCTTCAAATCCTTCATCGACAGTTGGTGTCTCGAAGATGTAATCTGTCATGACTCCTCCTTTAGTGGACTCACCACCAGACAGGGTTTCCCCTGTCCAGCAGTCAATTAACTACTAGAGAGCAGCGATTGATGAACCTGATGTGATGCGGTATAGTGCCTCATCACGGTAAACTGCAAAGCCAAGTACGCCGTACCAACCCATTGGGCGGAAACGCATCAACTTATCAGTTACGTTACCGATAACTACGTGTGGCTCTTCTGCTACGGCTTCTGCCATTGCTTGTGAACCTGCAACGATTGTGTTGTATACACGTGTTACTGGTGTTACTGTAAGAACAGTTCCAACTGTAACTGCTGCTGAGTTAGCAACGTCTACAGTGAATGTTGTTGTTGAGCCTGATGTTGAGATTGCAGTAATCTTCGCAGATGTTCCTACGCCTGTTCCTGAAATCTTATCGCCAACCTCAGCGCGTGTTGCGATAACTGCAGATGAAGCAACGCCGAATGTGAATGCGGCTGAAACTCCTGCTGATGTTACTGCTGTTGTTGCTAGTGTTGACTGGTCTGCACCTGTCTTAGCATTGTATAGACGTGATGACTCTACGAAGAACGCGCCTTCGTACTCACCGATTTCTCCTGCCCAAATCTTGCTTGCTTCTGAAGCAGACTGTGACTGAGGGTAGCGCCATCCAAGGTCGCCTGTCTCTGCACGAAGGTCGTGTGAAACTTCTGGGTGGATACCAACCCAGTATGAACTTCCGCGACGGCCCTTAGCCTTGTTAGCACGCAACTTTGCTACAGCGCGACGGATGTCTGCTGAGTCAACTGTGTCTGCTGCATCTACGTTAGCAACTGCTGTTGCGTTACCTGCGAAGATGTTGTTTGTACCTGAGCGTAGAGTGTTCATTGCTACAACGTCGATAGAATCGGCTAGGTTGTAAGCGATGATGTTTGCGATTGCTGGGTCTACATCTGCTAGAGAGAAGAGTTCCAATGCGCGTGTTACAAGTACAGCGTTACCGTACTCGTTAAGTGTTACTGTAACAGATGTTGGTGTTGACAATGCTACTGCATCTGGGTCAACTGTCTCTGTTAGAGTTGATGTCTTTGTATCTAGGTCAACGTACTTCTGTAGAACTACAGTTGAACCTGGAATTGCTTGCTTTGCGGGGCGCTTATCTGCGACAGAACGAATTAGTGGTTCTGAGCGGAGAGCGAACTCGAGAAGGCGGTCATATGCCTTCTGTACGAGACCTGCGCCACCTACTGTACCGCCGAATGATGTGCTCGACGTATCTGTATATGCGTTAGGCATGTGTTTTAGTCTCCTTGACTATGAACGGATATTATTGTTGACCTTGCATTAGAGCCATGAGTTCTTCCATTGAACTTGCATTGTTCATGCGTTGCTCGATGTCCTGTGCTCGGTCTGGTGTAACGGCATTCTGTGTCATTACATCTTGCTGACGTAGTGTAGCGAGATTTTGACTATCTGGTCTCTGAGAGACTTCAATGCCAAATAAGTCAGCGTTCTCGTCGAGCCAGTTAGAAACTGATTCTTCTGAGAACTCACCATCTAAATCCTTAAGGATTAGACGTGCTGCCTTCTGGTTTACACCCTTTTGTTCTAGGATTGATTTGACGGTTGACTCACGCTGCGCCTTGGAAAATCCCTCAAGTTGCTCAGTAAGTTCCTTAATACGCTTTTCGTCTGCACGCTTGGCTTTACGTAACTTTTTAAGTAAGTCACTGCCGTCCAATTGTGCGTCGGTGTCGGTATCTTGGTCTTCGTCTTCTTCGTCCCAGTAGTTGTTGCTCATAGCAACCCACCCTTCTATTCGTTGTAGTTCGCAGGCCTCAGTTCAGTTCGGGGAAACTGGCTGGCTCCTACTATCGGTCTATTACGCTGACGGGGCCGATAGGTCCGTTCAGGATTTTAGAATTGTCCTACTGCTGATGTAGTAAGACTTGTTTTGTTTGTACCGCTTGCACCGCTAAAGGCTGCAAGTTCACGCGCTGTCAATGCTTGACGCTTACGTTGTGCAGATGCCAAACTATTGAATACTTCTTGCTCACCTTCGGCTTGTCGGTATTCGTCCAATGTCGTCCCATAGATATCGGATAGTTTTTCAGCGGTTGGAAGGATGTCTGCAATTGTTGCATAACCCTTACGTGCTTCTGCTTCGGTAACACCTTGTGCTGCCAGTTGCTCTGCAACCGATACTCCAGCCTTGAGTCCCTGACGACCTGCTGCTACACCAATCTCTGATGCTGCAATCTGTCGTTCAATCTTCTGGAACTGTTGTTCTGGGTCTAATACATAGGCAACCATGTCAGTTGCGCCAATACCGTAGTACTGCTTGAGTTGGTTGACAAGTGCAGGGTCAGCATTTTGTACACGCTGTACTGCAGTTACAACACGGTTAGAAAGTTCTGTTGGTGACATATCGTTAGCAATAAACTGTCTTACGTATGCGTCATTATCAAATTGCTTTAAGCCGTAGGCACGTAGTACCTGACGATAGGAATCCTCAACATTGACATACTCCGCAGGAGTTAGTGCTGCTAGACCCTTCTTGATGCGGTCAGCGTTTGCTGCAAAACGTTGCTGATATTCTGGTGTCTCTTGCAACTGTAATGTAATTGTTGCTTCTGTTGCACCTTGAATAGCAAGTTCTTTAATCTTGTTTGCTAGTCCAGTAAGACCGTACTTATTAAAGCGGTCTGCCATAGATGAGTAAATGCTTATGCGTTCATTGTACTTAGCAGCATCCGCTGCTGCTTTATCTGCTGCGGTGTTTCCTGAAAGTTGTCTTGTTAATGCAGCAATCTGGTCTTGCAACGCTTTGATAGAAGCATTACTTCCTGCTTGTGCTGCTGCTAATGCAGCGGCTGCCTGTGCTGCTGCTAATGCTGCTGCTTCTTGTGCAGCCTTGGCTGCTGCTGCTTCTGCTGCAGTTCGTGCTGCCGCTGCTGCGGCATCTGCTGCTGCTTTATCGGCTGCTGCTTGTGCTGCTGCTGCCTTTGCAGCATCTGCTGCCGAAGTATCTTCTGCTGGTGCAGGTTCTGCAACTGCTGGTGTACTTGTTGGAATAGAAACTGGAAGTCCTAGATAGACTTTTTCTGCATCAGTTAATGCTTGACCTGATGTTAATTTTCTAACAGCGGCTTGTCCTTGAGCAGGGGTTAATGTAGGATTATTAGGTACTGTGCTTCCACCACCGTCAACCATCATTACATTTGGATTGTATCTCATTACATCAATCCCCAATCCTTCATAACCTTGTACTGCAAAGAGTCAATTGAATCTCTAGCATTGTTTGTAAACTGCCAACGTGGGTCAGAACGTAAGTCTGATTCAAACTGCCATAGTGGCTTGCTTGTTGGCTTACCATCTGGACCAATGTACTGTAAAGCCTTGTTGAGAGTTGGGTCTTCGTACCCAATAGAGTCTGCATCAATCTCAAGGATTGTAGCCATTGATGACTTGTAAGCAGATGCTAATGCATCAACAGTTACGCCCTTCATAATCTGGTCTGCAAATGCTGGATACTTACTTGCTGATTCAGTCTTGATTAATTCTTCAACCTCTGAATCAGTAATGCGATTAGCGAATAGGTCAGCACCCCACTGATTGTACTTAGCCTCAGTATATGATAGCCCATAGGAACGAGCAGTATTCTTAAGGTCTTGTATTTGGGTGAGGATAGTTCCGCCGAACTTACCACCAAAACTATTTGACAATGCAATAGATGAATCTAATTGTGTATCAGTAAGATTACCAGAGTATGCTTTCTTAAGCAAATCGGTAAGTTCTGCATCTTCAACTCGAACACCTAGTTTGAATAGGCGATTCTTCTGATTTGAAATATAAGCAGCCTCATCAGCAGTATATACTTCTGGCTGGTTCAACTTTAATGAGTAACGTGAAGCAGCAGTCTTACCTAATTTTAGGTAGTAGTTAGACTGGAAGTATGCATTAAGTGCCGCGGTTTGGTCTCCAGCAGCCCATAGGTCGTAGACTTCTTGTAGTCCTCCAGGACCCTTACCATATGTAGGGTCATCAAGAAGTGCTCGAGAAAGAACAAAACCAAGGCTTGCTGTTAGACCAGTTGTATTAACACCAGTAGCAGTCCAGCCCTTGTTGTCATCCCACTCGTAAGTCTTATTATCGCCAGTTGGCTTAGCAGGCTTTTCCCACTTCTTAGACTGTTCATTAAATACCCATGCAGAACCAGGCGACATGCCCTTTACAGCATCTGCTGCAGTAGACGTTGCTGATGCTGACTCTGATTCTCTAAAACTTGTTAAATCAGCCATTAGCGACCACCTCGCATTTGCTCTGCCTGCTGCATGAAGTCAAAGAAGTTTAGTTGCTTCTGTTGTTCATACTTTGCTGGTTCTAATTCTTTAGCCACACGTTCTACAACTGCACCGACACGCTCTTCGCTATAACCAGGAGTCTGAGTAACTGTATCCTTACCAGTTTTATCTCTCTTACTAGTTGTTGTAGTGCCAGCCTGAATCATCTTATTAATCTCAGCCATAATCTTATCGCGAGATTCTTGGTTGATGTTCGTGCTACCAATTGTGCTTAATAGAAATTTATCTACATTTTTAGCAACAAGTTCTGGAGCCTGCTTCGTAACGTATTGCGTTACACCACTAGCCTTTATTTTATCAGCATTTGGGTCTGCAGATGGGATGTAGTCATCCTTAAACAACTGAATTAATTTAGTTACACTATTGCCAGCATTCTCGACATAGGTGCTAAAGTTGTTCTGTAGGTACTTCTTAGCATTACCAACTGTTGAGATATCTGCTTTAGATGCACCAAACTTATCCAACCATGGGATAATTTGCTTCATCTGTGCCTTAGTCAGGCTAGATACAAAGTTGATTGTTTCAACTCCTGCATTTACAGGTGGCGTGAGGTTTAGTCTAGTGTTTTTTGCAGCCTGTTCAATTGATACACCAAGACCCGCAGGGATGCCCGTTGGTTGAAGAGTAGCCGTAGGCGTTGGTGTAGGTGTTGGCTTTCTGCCAATAACTGGTTCAACCATTACTTGCTCCTCTTTGGTGGTGTGTAATCGAAGATAACGCTAAAGTCATCTCCATCAAAATATCTGTCATAGAACTGACCAAACTTTACATCCTTGTTACGGAGTTCCCATACCTTCAATGTAACTGCATTACGCAAGTCAATTGCTGCCTTGGTATCGTATCCAATGTCACGACGCTTTAGTTCGTCATTAATTTGGTAGCGGAAGTTCATGTATTCAACAATAGCAGACCAGCGTGGTTGCTGAGATAGGTCTTTCCACATCTCAGGTGTATTGGCAGCGATAGTAACAGCCTTGATAACGCTAGCCATTCTACCCTTGTCTCCACCACCAGAACTGTTAATCTTCTCATCGTACCACATAGGATTTTCAGTCTTCTGTTGTTCGATAAAAGCATCCTTGTACTGCTGTAGAACTACGTCACCGTAGCCACGTGCAGGGTCTAAGTTGTAAGGTGGCTTTTTCATCTCTGTTGAAACTACCTGAATCAACTTAAACCAATCAGTCCAACCCTTATTAACAATAGTTGACTTCATGTTAGTAAGTGATGCTTCGCTAGCCTTGTACTTGCTATCTAGTCCAGGAATCTTCTGTGTGCGAAGGTAAGCATCTGCTGCGCTAGAGAATGCATAGTTATCATCATTAAAGACTGCGCCTAGTGCGCTTAAGTCTGCAACATTTGTAACTATCTCTCTTGTCGCCATATTGTTACGCTGTAGCAAGGCAACCGCTGTCTCGTCTGAACGAATTCCAGATAGGTTATTCGTTAGTCTATCAGCAAGCATAAAGTATTCAGGATTATCCTTCATGAAGTTCTCGGCACCATTAATATTATCTGCCTTGATTGCTTCGTTGAATCTATCCTGATAGAATGAAATTGCTGTACGCATCTTTGGCTGCTGTGGTAGCGTCAATGATGATACGAACTTCAATACAGATAATGCTAATGCATCTTTTTCTGCGCGAACCTGTATCTGGTTCCACTGAGATGGATTAGGTTGCTTGTCATTATCTTCGATAAAGTCAAACAAGTACTGCTTTGAAATCATGTTCACATCTTTATTGAACTGTTCTCCATCACCCTTCCAGGCATTGTACAGTTCAGATGCTTTTCTCCATGTATTAGGAGTGTAAGCAGACATGTTATTAGTTGATACACCAAATGGTAGCAAGAACGAACCTAGTTTAGTATCAGCGAACTCTGTCTGCTTTGCAGCAAGGTTAGCCGCAGTAGTCGCTAGTGGACCAGCAGATAGAATAGAACCAGATGTTGGGTTAATTGGGTTAAACCATTCAACTCCGAAGCGTGCCTTTAGTCCTGTGTATGGCATAGTGTACTCAATGTATCTATTGCCATAGGCATCTTCTTGTGTATCTGCGATGTACTCTGGAATCTGGGCTGCATACGCAAGACGAATAGGCAACTCTGGGTTATCTATCATAATGCGTCCATATGCTCTGAACTGTTCTACAACCGCAGGGAAGAAGGCTATAACATAGTTCATTAGTCCAGCAAAGTTCATATCCTTTGAGAACGCGTTAATCTTGCTACGGTACTCGTTGATTGCATAAGAACGAGCAATCTTTTCGTACTGTACCTTCTGCTTTGCGCCAGGAATTATACCACGCTCGTTAGCATTCATTACTAGAGTTTCTAACTTCTCATAGTACTTTGCTGCAAAATAATGGTTATAGTTAAGACGTGAGGTTGGCTGAGTAGCAAGCCACTGTACAATTTCCTTTTGGGTATTGACTAGGCTTCGTGCAATATTGCTTCTACCTAGTGCAGCAGTTGTAACATCTCCAGATACTGGTGGACGTTCTGCAACTACAGGGTACAGTTTCTTTAACTCAACTGCTGTCAGTTGGTTATTGAGGACCAGTTTGCGAACCTGCTCGTTAGCAGCGATGCTATTTACGGCAAAGTTAACACGGTCATAAATGTATTCTGCATCATCACGGCGTAGGCGACGAGCAGGCTTTCCTTCTTCGACAACAGTTAAACCAAAGCGGTCAATGTAAGAGCGCTGAGAGTTCTCTTGTAGCCAGTTCATTAACTCTGGCTTGCTCATGTTGCCTTCCATAATCTTAACCGCAAGTGGGTCGTTACGCAAGTGGTTGTTAAGCATATCAGTCCAGGCTACAAGATGCTCTGCTTCGTTGTCTGCAGCATGGTAAACCTTGCCACCGTAACTTCCACGGCGTACAGATTCCATCTCTAGTTCACGAACAGATGCTAGCGCACCACGAATCTCTTCTTTGCCGTTTAACTTCTGACGGCTAATCTCACCAAGTTGACCAGAAAGCGGTGCTGGGAAGTCCCAACCAGATACGCTAATCTTGTCTTTCTTGATTACTTGAGTTGGGATATTGTCAACAATAGCCTTCTCTTGACGACGCAATTCTGCAAGTGTTGCTGCGATTGCATCTCGAGACTCAATAACACGTTGAAGTGCTGGTGTAATCTCTACAGGCTTTGCACCCTTTTTAGGCTTCTTATAGAAACCTTCTTGTTCTAGTCGTCCTTCTAACTTCTTTAGAACCTTATCGTTCTCGTCGATAGACTCACGAATATTACGCATATTGCGCTTAGGACTAATAATATCTTTTTCCCAAGTTGCAATCTTCTTGACTGTATTAAGTCCATTAGTTACTGCATCTAGGGTACTAAGTCCAAGTTGTGAATATAGGGAGAACATTGAAGTATCTGCCCATGCACGGAAGTTAGCATCACGAAGAATGTTGGCTGTAAAACCACCACGTGCCAATGTTCCACCACGCCAGATGGCTTGTAGTTCATCGAGTGCTGTCTTTACACCATATAGAGTTGAACGTCCAGCCTTAGTGATAGCACCAGGGCGTGTTCCAAACTCTTTGAATGCCTTGTCAATAATTGCAATATCTGGCAGGTAAGCACCGTTAGCAAGTTGAGTAATCAACTGTGGGTCAGACATTGCAGTACCATCTTGACCAACCATGTATGCACGGTTCTGCTCTTTAGCCTGTATCGCTTCGCTCTTGGTTAGACGATGGTTTTTAATGTAGGTATTGACAGCAAGTTCTGCAATATCTTCATGGTGTCCATAGTTGATAGCAGCATTACGGATTACAGTCTTTCCGTAGTTCTCGATAATCTCATTCTTTACACCTTCATTAGGTGCAGCGATAAAGTCATTGAGAATTTGCAGTGCTTCTTTTTCGTCAATAATCTTGCGAGTTACTGCATCACGCAGGCTTGAGCGAACGCGGGTAATAGACTGAACGCCTTCGTTAAAGTTAACAGTCATATGTGGGGCATCGTCAACAAGACGGCTTACAAAACTGATTGGTGTAGAGAACATGTTGTTCTTGTACACAGATGTGATAATATCACCAAACTCTGTTTCCTGGCGGATACCATCAATAAGTTCATTGTTGTATGTCTTACCAGATATTTTTGCAACAGCACCACGTGCGGCTTTATCAGCACGCATACGCTCTACCCATGCAAATTGGGAGACAGTTCTATCTGTCTGCAACCAAGAATCAAGGCTAATGGCTCGTTCGATGAAGTCTTTCTTCTTACGAAGTACTTCTAGTTCGGCCTTAATAAGTTCTGCGCCATCTTTGTACTTACTACCAACCATCATTAGGTTGTTATCGTGACGGAACCATATCATTCCATCTTGCTCGAGAGCAGAAATACCAGATTCATAGCGGTTTAACTCAGCATAAGTATCTGCGTAGTTAGGATTGCTTTCAAGTTCGTCAATTGCACTTCTATCGCCACGACCGATGCGTAGCACAAGAGCAATTTCTTCATTCGACTTGCCAGCAAGTACTGATGCAGCAACGCTACCCATGTCATTATTCTTTAATGTTGGGTGATTAAGTACTGTAGCAGCATCGTTATTCTTCAAAAATTCAAATAAAGGCGTGTAGATTGTTGTCTCGCCTGCAGCAGTCTTCTTGATAGTATCAATATCGATATCAAGTTTATCTGCTAGTTCAAGTTCTCTTAATCCAGTCTTTCGACCAATAAAATCAGCAACTAGACCCTGGCTTTTTGGAGTAACTCCACCAACTAGTGCGGCCTTTGCGGTCTTTCCAGCGACGCTTGTTCCCTTTAAGAGTGGGTCAAAGCCAACTTCAAAACCAAAGTTAAGCAGACCTGATGTAACTGCACCAATACCCATACTGGTATCGCCAAGGGTCTTGAATCCTTGAATGCGTGCCATTTGAGTTGTTACATCTCTACCAAAGTTGTAATGTTCTTGCCCAACTGCAGATTCAGCATAGATTGCTTTCTCTTTTAGTTGCTTTCCAAATGTTTCGTTCTTTGCTATGTCTCGGGTTCTTGCTCCTGCTGTTGCGACTCCTGTAACAAAGCCAGCAATTCCGCCACCAATTGCACCAGGTCCTGCACCAACGCCAGCAAATGGTAAGCCAGCGGCTGCTCCAAGACCAGCACCAGCAATTGCACCAGAGATACCACCAGCAATTAGGTTGAGACCAGCGAGCATTCCTTTTGCTACTTCTTCATCTGCTGCACCGCGAACAAATGCGTAGTTAGAACGCACATTCTTTGCACCAGCCATTAGTGCTTTTGATAATCCGCCTTTAGTGGCTTCATCAATTGCAGGTATGATTGCAAGTGGAGTATACTTCATTGCAAATTCTGTAGCCTTGGTAAAACCCTTAATAGCATTAACGCGTAATTTTTCAACATCGTCATTTGTAATCTTACGAGTTGGAGCAAAGCGTGCTTGCACGACAGTATTACCAGTCTTTGCTGGAACTGCTTTCGCAGTATCTAGGCTTACGCCAAAAGGAATGCGGCCATTCTTTGCTGGGACAGCATCAGTATTGACATTGTCTCCCATGTCCTTTTGAATATTGCCAATGTATTCCCATAAATTCATAGAATGGTCCTAAGGTAATTTACATAATCCTTAGTACCCTGTGAAGTGTCTACCTGCTCTGCCCATAGTTCGATAACTGGAAAATACTCACGTACTAAATCTAAATCAGGGTCGTTGACAATTGCTTCTTCTTTTGGAAGTGCTAGTGTTTCTGGTCCTGGTGTGTTACCAATTGGAGCACCTGTTGTAATATCTTCCTCAGGAAAATCAGATGGCGCAGTCAATGGACGCGCTTCTACCATAGGCATAGTACGCGATACTGTTGGCGCTGTTGCCTTTGGTGCAGGAGTTGAGCCAGCCAATGGCGCACTCTCTTGCTGTGCCATAGTTGCAGTTCCTGTTGAGCCTAAACTCTTCATGCCAGGAATATACTTGGGAGCCTGTGTTCCATTTCCGCTCTGACCATTACCACCTAAAGCATTAATGTTAGCAGGATTGTTCTGTGGCGCATTTGGGCGCATTCCTCCACTGACCATTATTCCTCCTACTTAGTTTCTTGTTCAAGAATATGAAACGGCGGGGCCGTCTCGTTATTATTAACTGCTGCAATTCTCATTGCATCTAATGTACTTGCACCAGCATGTAGTGCGCCTACTGCGTAGTCACCACCTGAACCGATACCATAAAATCCTGTGCTATTCATTCCTACTGCAAAGTCTGAATCAATTTCAAAAATAGTTCCATTAACTGCTATCAAAAGACTTAATTCAAACTTATCATCTGAGTTATCTGATGATTTATTAAGTTCTACACCAGCAGCAACAAGTGCTGTTTTTAATCCTGGCACTACTTTGTTAATCATAAAATCATAAAGATTTGCTTTTGCTTTAACAGTAACTAGTGGAGGCGACCACCCATGGAGTACCACTTGCAAAGCACGATAGTCACCAGCACCACTAATAAGATAACTTCCACGTTCAACTGCCTTTACCATATCAGGGTGAGTGTATACTTTACCACTTGCTGCGATTCGACTATCGCTGACAATAACACAGCCGTGCTCTAATTGCACGCCAATAATTGTTGTCATTGTCCCCTACTTTCGTTATCTACGTGTTACTGTTCTTACCGATGCGGTTGGTGTTCCTCCGCCAGATAGACCAGAGAGTAAACTTTGAATACTTGGTGGTGCTTGTGGTGCTCCTTGTGGCATTCCTTCTGGCGGCATTGGTGCGCCTTCTGGAGAGCCTCCTACTGGAGAACCAGGGGGAACAGGGGACGGTTGCTCAACCGATGGGACCCCAGCAGGAGGAACTTGTTGCTCTGGAGCAAATGTTTCTTCGATTGCATCTTCAAGTGCCTGTCCCTTTTGGCGTGCCTTAATAACATCGGCAATCTTTCGTACTACTGCGCTTGGGTCTCCACCAGTTGTAGCCATCTGTGGAATTGCTTGTGTATACGCTGTAAGCGCTCCAAGTAATGCATCGCGCATCTTTTCAATTTCAATTTTTTCTTGTTCTTGAGATACGTTAACTGTGAATGGAAGTTCACGCATAGCCATATCCTTGGAGATTAATCCACCACCAAGTGCCTGTAGCATGAAGATAAGTCCCTGTGCTGGGTTGAGACCAGCCAACATACCATAGCGAACATCTGCTGAGTAATCACCCTTGATATCTTTCTTAGGTGAATATGTAATTTCATAAGGTGAGCCTGAGTCTACACCGCGAATTGTCTTTTCTGATGGGAAAATCTTCTCATCAACTTGAAAGCAAATCTGAATTACATCGCGTAGTGCAGATGCAAAGATTGCTTGAGCAGACTTAACCTGTGTATCAAAGGCTCCCATAAGAGCCTGTACGCCTTGTCCTGTGACAACTGATGCACTGATATTACCAGTACGTGATTCAGGATAACGAGCACCCACACGAAGTTCTTGGTTAAGCAAACCTTGCTCTGTGAATGCACCTGCTGGAATGTTAAGTTCTACACGACGTACACCTGCTGGGTTAGAGGTACGGATAACCGCATCTCCACCAAGTTGCAACTCCTGTACATCCTGTGGGAGTACAATAGGTGCTTGTACTGACTTCTCTGCTGCTTCCATCGCAAGTAACGCGAAGCGGTTACGCAGCAATTGAATTCCAAGGATGTCGTCAAACTGTCCACGAAGTTCATCATCAATAGATGGCTTACGGGCTACGACAACCATCATCTTACCCAATGGATTCTTAGCATGTGAAAGAACTAAGTTATTCTTTGTAGGGATGTAGATGATTGATTGGTCTTTGTCGAAGTAACGAATCATTTCAATCTGAGTGTTCAAATCTTGTTTGAAGCCGTGGCCTCCTAGCAAGGAGTATTCGTACTCAGGGAATAATGAAACTAACTCCGCCAAAGAAGTCATGTAGCGTTTTGCAAAGGCAATGCAGCGTCCGTAGCGGTCGAATTCTGGGTAAGCACCCAGTGGGTTTTCTAGGCGGATGCGCGGCAACTTTGCTTCCTCATCCAATTCAATAAAGAATGGGAGGAAACCGTAGGTTAGGTACCAGTCAGCACCTTGGTACATCTGTACCGAAAGGTCTGAATGTGAAAAGTAGTTTGATGCAATACGTGTGCGTCGGTCAGCAAAACCACGTGCTCTATCAGAAACAGAGTTAGCCGCTGAGCAGTTAACCGCAGGAAGCGGAGCCATAACTTCTGACAAGTCGCGTGCGACAATGTCGATAAAGTTGGCAACTACGTTAGCGTCTACTCCGTCTGGAAAGAAATCAGGATAGACAGATGCAATGTTACCCTTGCGAACAGCAAGAACGTCAAGGTTGCGACCGTCACGTTCAGCGTTGCGAAAGCGAAGGTTCTCAACTCTCGCTGCAACTTGTTCCATTGATAATGCCATTGTTGTCCTAACTATAAGTATCTTGCCATTGCTCAGCGAATGCTTCGTCTAAGTTCAATGACATACGTTGTTGCTTCTGACTTCTGGTAGCCCAGCGGTTAGTCTGATATTGACCCACCGCAGAAGACTGTTGCATTAGTTCACGTACACGAATGATGGCAAACCATAGCGCCATCACACAGTCGGTGGGGTTCTTAGTATCTGGCTTCCAAGTAATCAACTGCTGTACAAGAGACTTAAGTCCCTCAGAGCCTTCGTTGCTTGGTAGTTCGATTAACCCGTTATCTTGGTAACGTCCATCATGGATAGTACCAAAAAGGCTAGCCATAGATGCCACACCAAAAGATGTGTCCCACTTATTCTTGCCCGTAAAGTGTGAGTTCAATTGACATCCATAGGATGCTAAGTAGTTACGCAAATCTGTATCCATAGCGTAGTACTTCTGGTGTGCGTTAATTTCCACACGGAACTCTTGCGGGTGAAACTTTTCTACCCATTCACGAATCAAAGCATTTTCTTTTTGAGGTGTAGGGTCTGACATGTTAATACAGTCAAGTACGTAAATCTGTCCATCGTCGCGGTTGTAAGTTACTGCTACGAAAGCAGAACGACCAGATACAGCAGGGTCAAAACCAATTACTGTGTAGGTTGAGTTTCCGCTACGTGGGTGTCCTGGTGCGCCAATCTTAAGTGGTCCGCGCTTTCGCATACCGTTAACACATCCTGCAACTGCTGTTGGCGAGAAGATGGAATCTGATTGGACATCTTCTTGCTGGTAGACCATAGCCCATACAGACGGAGCGACCTCAGAGCGACGCTTAAATAGCGAGGGTCCATCCCACTTGGGGTATAGCCCGTCTTCGAACTGCTCATCTAAATCGTTCTCCTGGATATTGGTCTTAGGCCACAGGGTCTTCCAGTTCTGAGGATTCTCATCAAACTCTAGAACGGCTGGCATAGCACAATAGGTAAAGGGGGTCTTGCCACCTGTCCATTGGTCGCCACTGCGTATCATCTTATATAAATCTATGGGCGCGACACGGGTTCCTACAATTAATAGTTTTCCGTGCCGCCCCAGACGTGTGATAACTTCCTTCTGAAGCCATTCAATTTGCTTCTCCCATTCATGGGCATTTGAGTTCATCACAACGTCGTCTAGGATAATCAGGTCGGCGCGTGCGCCGTAAATCTGTGAGCCAAAGCCTAGGGCTTGTACCGTAGGGTCCTTCTCGCCAGAGTCTCGTCCCGTTCCTAAATATATCATGTCAGCAGACCATTGAGTTGCATCTGCCTTATAGCCTCCATTTGGCCCAAAGGCTGTCTGGAGTTTCATATATGCTGGGTGGCTAAGACGTGTCTTAATCGCACCCAAGAACTTACGTGCCATACCCTGGGTCTTGGACACGATGATAACTCGCGCATTAGGGTTGGTCACAATTGTATACAACGTATAGTTGGTTGTAATGGTGGTTGACTTGGCGTGCTCGGGTGGCACGTTAATCAGGACACGCTTGGGGTCTCCTGGCTCGTAGGTCATACCTGCAGGTTGCCATCTTGGCTCACGACCCTCGATTAGGTCCAGCCAGTTCAACTGGTGGTCAAACAGGGTTGTATCTAGGAACTGCTGTGAAAAGTCGGGGTAGGAGATATCCTTGAGTTCTGCAAGGTCAGCCTTGATACCCTTACCCGCAAGGCGGGCTTTCTCGGACTTTTGCTTAAAATCTTCATCGTTCATCACCCATTGGCGGAAGGCTGTGTCTTGTCTTCCGACGGCTGCCATAGCCGCTGTGATGGTAGCACCCTGTTCTAGTAGGGCTAGTACTTTGGCCTGTGCCTCATCTTTGGGTACAGATTGTACTCCTGGCTTGCGTCCCATTGGTCTCCTAAAAACGCCTATTTAACGGTAGGGCTAAACGGGCATAACTCTGGCACTATAATTATAATTTTATATATTATATACTATAGGAGGAGCGGAGTCTTAAACGGAGCGACTCCGTAATATGTATTTATATACATAATAGATAACCTGTTCAAACAGGTAAATCCGAACAAAGTTCGGGAATATATTTTTCACAGTAGTAGTTTTGAGCGTAAATAGCCCCCAAATATAACAGAAAATTATTGTGGGATACTATAGGAGTACAGTCCAACGTTTTTTAACAACCCACCCTCAAACAATTGTCGACAAATCTACATGGAGATAAGTCTATTATCTACTCATGAGTAATGTTACTCACCAGTAACAACGCTCAAAGGCTTTGCTGAGAATTACCTGAGAATTAAATGAGGATTTCCTGAGAGGGAGACTATCTCCCTGCCCTGTGGATAACTAGGGATAAGGGGGGATAGTTATGCACAACCTTATCAACAGCCTGTGGATAAACCTGTGGATAACTTTCAACACAAACCTGAGAGTTTCCTGAGAGTCGGCTGAGAGGCTGACCCAGGGTGGAACCTGAGAGTTTCCTGAGAATTGGAATTGTCGACAAATCGATAAACCCTCGACCCTTGTCGGGTTAGCCCGACATGTACAAGATTTCCTTTTCCCATGCTACAATTTTCCTATGTCCAACAACGGACATCCCAAAAAAAGGAAAAAAAATGACAACAGCAACAACAGCAAAAAAAGCAGTACAGGGCACTAACAATTCAGCAGTAACAATTTCAGCACCAAAAATCGAAAAAGCATGGAGCGATTTAGTAGTGCAGACAACAACAAGCGAGCAAGGCGCAATCCGCGCATGTCTCGATTTAGCTAGAGAAATGAAAAAGTCTCAACTCTCAATCCGCGACATCCAAAAGGCAATCAAGCAGACAGGGCTCGAAAGTCCTTTCGTGAAGGTCTCCCATGTCGAAGGTCTCCCAACAATGCTAAGTCTCCAAAAGGTCGCGGGATTTTCTGACCTACCTCTCGCCAAGCAACTCTCAACATCTACCGCCTCTTACAAATTGCTCGGTGCGGGTATCGGTGAGCAGATGCCAAGCCTAGAGGCGTTGGAGACCGAAATCTCCCGCGAGCGCAAGACCAAAAATGAAAAGTCAGCGACACCAAAAGAGGCGAAAGAGGCGAAAGCACCTAAGAATACGCTGAGAGAAATCCTCGCTTATCTGACCGCGCTCGATTTCGTAAGTGTCAGCGCGGAAGATGAGGGTCTAATCGCTGAAATCCATGCGACCCTCGAATACAAGATGCAGACCGCATAAGCGAAAGAGAAAAGGCTCGACCTCGAAAGAGGTCGGGTCTTTTTTTTTACCCAAAATTACCTGAGAGTTTCCTGAGAAAATCCTGAGATTTTCGGCCGACACAAACCAACACAAACTTTTATTGGCGGTCGGGCGCGGTTTGATTTTCGGTCGGACGGCTATTTATTCGCGGTGCTTTGTCGGGTTAGCCCGACAGGGCATGATTACGGCACGAAGGTTTTAGGGTGCTTGACCAGATGTTTTCCGTACCCTATACTTAAGTTATTGGCAGGCAGTACCGCTTGCTAATTAAAACCCAAGTGTCGGGTTAGCCCGACAGAGAGTGAGTATGAAATGAATGTAGAGCAGTTAATCGCTCACCTTGAAGTTCAGACTAACATCCTGAACGAGAAGCGAGCAGAGCAAGAAAAGTATGAGCGTGGCGTAAAAGCTATGCGTGATGCAGATAGTGTTGCAAGAGTATGAGCATAAAAACTTATTACGCACGCACTGACTCAGGGGAATTGCTGGAATACAATTACAGTACAATACTTACCCAGTGCTATGAGTGTAAAGAACTTTTTACGCGTGAAGAATACTCATACGGACATGATTGTGAGGTTTGACCCATTGTTTTCCCTATGCTAGAATTAAGGTATTAAGCGGATAGCCTAGTCATGATTTGGGCATGCGCTAGGCTGGTGGCTCACGATAGGTAGTAACGCAGGTGCGAGTCCTGCGGTGAGCGCGTGATAACAAATCGTTATCATGTCGGGTTAGCCCGACAGTATGAAGGAGTAAATGATGTACCTACAAACAAGTGATGTGTTTGCTTTAACACTCGCGCTATTCGCAGTAAATGTTGTGCTAGTCCTTGCATTTCGCAGAGTGTATGTATTAGAGAAGCAAATCAATAAACTTCGTCGCCAAATCAGAGAGGCTAAATAAATGTACCCAAGCGCAGATGAACTAATTTCCAGCGCAATTTCCGACACAAATTCGTGGGAGTCGCGCATAGATTACCA